ATGTTGGTTGGGCCTGGCGTCATGATAGTTTAGAGCTCAATACGTTAGAGATTTCTACCAAATTGCTCGAATATAGTGCGTTTGGTGTCCCATCAATCATGGCTAGAAGCGAAATTAACGAAAAAGTATTTGGCAAGGACTATCCGCTTTTTGCTAATAGCGAAGAAGAGGCACTTGCTAAATTAAGGTTAGTTGCGCGAGATCGAGAGCTTTTAATAAAGCTATCTAAGCAGGTAATGGAAATTGCAAGACCTTATCAATTTTCAGAAATTAAAAAGAATAAGTTAGAGCCTTTAATTTCACATGGTGCTATAGATCTACCTAATCAACATTTGCTGATTGCTGGGCATGACTTAAGATTCATTGATCCTCTTGCCAATCTCTTCTCCAGCGACTTTAATATTTCAAAGGATTACTGGTGGGGTCACAAATACCATGACGTTTATCATTCAGAAAAAAAAGCCAAGAAGGCTGACATTGTTTTTTGTGAATGGTTTTTAGGTAATGCTGAATGGTATACAAAGAATAAACGAGAAGGATCAAAGCTTGTCGTCAGAATGCATTTACAAGAGGTTGAGACTACTTACCCCTCCAGTGCCGACATTCAAAAAATTGATAAGATTATTATTGTTTCTGATCATACAAAAAGAGATGCAATCGCTAAATTTGACTGGGGTTGGTGCGAGGATAAGGTTGAGGTTATTCAAAATGCCATTGACTGCACATATTTTGATCGCGTTAAACCTTTAGAGGCTAAATATACATTGGGTGTTGTCGGCATTACACCAATGCGTAAACGTTTAGATTTAGCCTTGGATATCCTCAAAAAATGTAGGCAAAAAAATAAAAAGTTTCATCTCAATATCAAAGGAAAAATGCCCACGGATTATGCATGGCTGAGGGCGCGACCAGATGAAATGCTTTATTTTGAGACTCAGCTGACTCGAATTGAGCATGACCCCGATTTAGCAGGTTTCGTTCATTTCGAAGATTATGGTGATGATATGGGGTCTTGGTATCAAAATATTGGCTTCCTTTTGTCTACAAGTGATTTTGAGGGGACTCATCAGTCAGTTGCTGAAGGCGGGGCATCTGGGGCTTTGCCGGTCATTAAATCTTGGGAGGGGGCTGCCGAGATTTATGATCCTCAATGGGTGTTTGAAGATACTGAAAAGATGGCTGAGTATATTTTAACCATGAGTTCATTGTCATCATTAAAGGCTAAGCAAAAAGAAGTAAAGGAATACATGCAAAGAAATTTTGATTTATCTGTGGTTCTAAAAAAATATAAAGATTTATGGCAAGCGATCTAAAAGATTTAATTTTTCGTTTGCTGCCAAGAGGCGGTGCAATAAATAACGAAGACTTTCTCAATAATGAGAATGGATATCTTTTTAATTTAACTGAGGCGATAAATTTTAATTTAGCAGGCGATTGGGGGGGGTCAAGAGAGTTAATTAGGGCTCATCAACGCATTATTCACTCCTTTCAATTCATTGGGGATTGTTTGCCCAAGAACGTTGCCTTACCCGATTTTACGTACACTAAGTTATCTAAAATTATTACTAATTGGCATAATTATTTTATTGAAAATGCCCCCCCAGAAATGGTTTTTCATGATGAAACTACTGCTAGAAGGGTGCAGCTTCTATTAAAGTTATTGATTAATATTGAAAAAAATAAAATTGATATAACTTCAGGTGGTCAACCTATATCTATAAATATTAAAATGGAATAATTTTTTTCCCTTTTATGTCCAAAAAATTTCGTTTTTGACTATGATAGACCTAAATTTGACCAAAAAACAATCTGAAACTTTTAAAATTTTATTAGATGAAACACATACAGAAATTCTTTATGGGGGTGCGAAAGGATCTGGAAAATCCTATCTTGGTTCTGTTTGGGTTTTATATATGTGTGTTACTTATCCTGGTATTAGGGCACTCATTGGTAGAACAGTTCTTACACAGTTAAGAGTAACGACGATAAAGACATTATTAGACCTTTTTAAGGACTGTGGAATCGGACCGACACATTATACCTATAACTTACAAAGTAATGAAATTAAGTTCTGGAATGGCTCAGAGATAGTGTTTAGAGATTTACAGTATAATCCTGGAGAACCTAACTATGATAATTTGGGTGGATTGGAAGTAACAATTGCGTTTATTGATGAAGTTGCACAAGTCCCAAGGATGGCTTATGATGTTGTTCGTTCATTACTCAGATATAAAATAAATGAATATAATCTTACACCAAAACTATTTATGAGTTGTAACCCATCTCAAAACTGGTTAAAACAAGAATTTTATTTACCACATATTAATGGGACCTTAGAAAATCATAAAGTTTTTATACAAGCATTACCGAGTGATAACAAATTTTTGCCAGAATCTTACCTACAAATATTGAAAACATTACCCGAAAGACAAATGAGAAGATTGTATTTGGGTGATTGGAATTTTGATACAGCATCAGATAGTTTATTTGATTTTGATTTAATTTCAGAAAGTATATTTAAATTCCAACCAGATCCAAATCAAAAGAAGATAATGTCCATAGACTGTGCAAGATTTGGGGATGATAGAAGTGTGGTTATGATTTGGGTAGGTTTATGTTTGATTGAGTGTAGTGTGTTCAGAAAAATACCTACAACACAACTAGCTGAAGAAATTAAAATGTTAGCTTCAGTTCACGGCATCCATCCAATGAATATGATTATAGATTCTGATGGAGTAGGTGGTGGAGTTGCAGATATGATACGTGGAAAAAACTTTGTTAATAATTCCAAAGCATTACATCAACAAAACTTCAGCAATCTAAAATCTCAATGTTATGTTAAATTATCTGATTTATTCAAAGAAGGTAAAATATCTATTAATATTATGGACCCAAGTATTACTGATGACTTGACTCAAGAACTTTTAAGTGTTAAATTAAAAGACCAAGATAAGGATAATAAAATAAGTGTTAATTCCAAAGACGAGATGAAAAAGATACTGGGTAGGTCCAATGACTTATCGGATTGTATGATGATGAGATGTTTGTTGGAAGTTCAAAACCTGAAAAGCACAGGGCGTTATGCAATTGCTTTTGCTTAAATATGATTATATTTTTATTAGGAGAAAAGGAATATGAGATTCCAGATTATATGAATATTGATAGTTATGTCAAGATATTCAAGATGAAAGATGTGATGACCGATAATTATTTTGCAGCAAAATTGGTATCAATTGTTTCAAAAGCACCAATGGATGAAATACTTCAATACAATTATCAGGAAGTAAATTATCTTGCTATGAACATATTGAACGCTATTCCTAAGGATAAAGAAGCTCCATTTGTAGATAGATTTGAAATTGATGGTGTAAAGTATGGTTTTTTTCCAAAGTGGCAGGACCTAACCTTTGCTGAATTTGTGGATATGGACACCATCAGCACAAAAAGTAATGAAGAGATATTAAATATGTTACATATTTTAATGGCTGTAATGTACCGACCAATTACTAATGAAAGAACTGAACACGATTTTGATATTGAGAAATATGATGTGAAAACAATTGGACCCAGATCAGAATTGTTCAAAAACAAAATGAATATAAATATTGTACTTGGTGCTCAGTTTTTTTTTATCAAGTACGCAAGGAAATATTCTCTTTATACCCAATCGTCTTTGATACCGAAGATTGGGATGAAGCAGAAGATAAAGATTCTGTGGAAACTAAGGCGTTATCTATGGAAGGTAATTTTCAAAAAGTCTTTGGATGGTTCGTTGTCGTCAACAGAGTATCTGGAAATGATTTTACAAAACACGACCACATCTATCAAAAAGGTATAATGGAAGTATTAAATCAATTGTCATATTTAATAGAATATGATAAAGAACAAGCAAGATTGCAGAAAAAAGCACAAAATCAAAATAGATAACTAAAACCCAAATATTTAATAGTATGGTAAACTTAAAACAAATCATTGAAGACTTATCGGGGATAGCATATAATCACCCACAAATATCTTCATTCGGATTTGGAGATTTGACACAAATAACAATGGATGTTGAATCACAACAAGAACCAAAATATAGTCGTATGTATGTGACACCACAACCTGTCACATTTGATAAAAATGGTTTAATCTATTCATTATCAATTACAGTAATGGATAAAATCAATCAAGATTATTCCAATCAATCTGAAGTAATGTCTGATACTTTATTAATATTAGAAGATATCTTCACCATACTTTGGCAATCCTACACATCATCTTTTGGTGGATTTTCAATAGACTATGAACCACAATTCGGAACACAAATAACTCCCTTTTTAGAAAGATTTGAAACAATCGTAGCTGGTTGGACGATGACAATTAACATAGTTCAATTGCACGATTATGATAGATGTGTATTACCTGAATTACCTTTTAATGTTGAAGAAGGAACAAATTGGGGAAGTTTATCATCATTATGGAAAGAAACAAATAAAACATATAACAATATATAAAAATAATTTATGAGTAATTTAAGTAATCAATACATTAGTTCTTCATTCCAATCAGTAATGAATGTTGGAACAACTAATGGTGCATCTTTGACCACAGACCTTCAAAAAATAACAGATGGTAATGGTGTATCAAGTGCATTAAGTCTATCAACG